TAACCAAAATTGACAAAACGGCGAAGGTGGCATAAATAATTTGTCATTGCCAAAAAAAAGTATTGACAAACTGACAAAAAGGTTTTAAGAAGAACTTAACAATTTGATTTTTAAGGCCGGATAGGCCGTAACTGGATTTTTCCAGAGCTACGAACCCCGACACGAACCGAAGCTTTAAGCTTCACCGTGTGCGGGGTTTTTGTTTTGCAGTATTACACCACATCTCAACTTTCAGAAAACATCAAAGAAACCCCTGAAGGCTATCTTCTCTGCCTCAACGTCCCCATTGCCCGCACTGGCGAGCTTCTATACTCCGCAAAAGAAATCGTTACTCCTGACGGCGAACAGATTTTTCAAGGCGACGCGTCCGGTATGGTTCGCATTAACCGCACCGCAGCAGAGCTTTTCTCCCCTGAAACAATCGCAAGCTTTGAAGGCAAGCCCGCCTGTTTGCTTCATCCAGGCCGTGACGATAACGGCTACCCGATCCTTTTAAATCCCGACAACTGGGACGAATACACGCGCGGCATTATGCAGGGCGTAAGGCAGGGCGAAGGTGATCAGGGTGATTGCCTTGTTGCTGATTTGCTTCTGACGAAACCGGATGCCATTGAAGCCGTCAAGCTCGGCCTGCGGCAGGTGTCATGCGGCTATAACGCTGAGTGGGTTCTTGACGACGAAAGCACCGGGCACCAGGAATCAATACGCGGCAACCATGTTGCATTAGTCCCCTCGGGCCGCTGCGGCTCAGACTGTGCGATTCAAGATCATGAAAAACCACAACAGGAGAAAAACAACATGAATAAATGGGAACGAATCAAGGCGAAATTTCCCGGCCTTGCGGCTTTCATTGACAGCATTTTGCCGGAAGAAAAAATAGCCGCTGCAAGTGCCGACGATGCCGGGAATGATGCCGAGAAGGAAAAGACAGAAGATGCCACTACTACAGAGGCAGCGACACAGGATATGCCCGGCGATGTTGCCGCTAATATCTCGCAGATCGTGGCAGACCTGCAGCAGCAGCTTGCATGGTGCAAGACACAGATTGAAGAAGGCTTAGAGCGACAGCAAGCCCTTGAGGCTGTGCTTGCAAAGCTGAACGTCGCAGCGGCAACCGATACTGAAGCGCCCGCAACGGACACGGCCCCGGATCACGACACTATATCCCGCGCAGAGATTCTTTCCCCAGGCGTGGCGGCAACCGCAGACATGGCAGCCGTGGCGCTGAAAGGATTTTACGCCACAACTGACGGCAAAGAAATCATCGACACGCTGGCAGGTGGCGAGGCCCCGGCTTTTGACGATACAAAGCTGTTTGTCGCTGTTTCTGAGATCGTCAAGGCAAAGCGCACAGCAGGACTTTCCGGCACTATCGCGGCAGCAGACGAGAAGCCCGCCGGAAGCTGGCACGACAACTTTCAAAAAGCAGTAAACGATAAGTGGACTGCGTAAAAATACAAATCAAACAATAAGGAGTAAAAAGAAAATGACACAGACAATTTTAAATTCCCTTCCCATCGGCAACCCCGGCGATATTTCCCGCAGCGGTGTCCCGACAATCGACAGCGTGCTTCAGCATGCAACGTATCCCGTTGACCGCTACGGCATCCCTGTAATCGACGACAGCGGCGCGGCAAAGGCTGTAGGCACCAGCACTGTACCAGCCGACATTCGCGGTTTTCTCGTCCGCGCATTCCCGAGCCTCGGCGGCATGACCTCCAATGAGGATTGGGGCGCATCAACCCCGCCTCTTGCCCCTGCGCTTCTGTCGCAGCTCCGGCGCGGCTTCACTTTCGTGAAAGTTTTGAACGGCACCCCGGCAAAAAACGGGCAGGTGTATGTGCGCACGGCTGTCACCTCGGGTGTTCGTCTCCAGGGCGGCATTGAAGTCGCGGCAGGCGCAACGGTTGCAGGCGGCACCATCACCGGGACAGGCTCCGGCACAATCGCAATCGCTGTCTCCGATGCAACAAAGGTCGTGGCGGGAACGTATGCCATCAAGCTGCTTTCCACTTCACAGACTGCCGTTTTCTCTCTGATCGACCCGAATGGCGCATGGATTGCAAATGGTGTGGTAGGGACTCAGCTTGTCGCTGGCGGCCTTACCTTGACGATAACAGCAGGCGGCACCATGACGATCAACGACACGTTCGCCCCCGTGGTTTCCAGCGTGGCAATCCCCGTCTCGGGCGCAAAGTTCACGGGCGTTGTCGATACAGACGGCATTGCCGAAATCGAATACAAGATTTAACTGACAATAAAACGATCATAAGGAGCTACGAAAACATGAAAACATCAACTTCTCTTATTCAGAAAGCCCGCCGGATTGCATTCATCGACAATGCGGCACCGGCTGTTGACGCCGCTGTGGTTCTCCGGCTTATGAGTGGCGCGGCTCTGGACGCTTCCACAATGGCCGCAGTGCTTGACAGCACCGGCGTTTTCTTCACGACGCAACTTCACCGGCTTGACCCCGTTCTTAATCTCCCCCTTGCCTACTACACATGGGACAGGGACATGCCGACAATCCCGCTTGAAATCGGCGACGAGCGCACGGCCTTTGATAGCCTGAAAGTTCTGGCAAACGGCGGCTATAAACCGACCGGCAAATCATGGGTGGGCTCGAAAGCCTCCGAAGTCGGCACCGTGGGCGTTGATCGCAAACGGGAAACCTCGCCGACCGGACTGTGGGCGGAAGCCGTTGAAATGACCGTTGTGGAACTGGCGCAGTCGCAGATGATAGGCCGACCGCTGCAGGCTGATTTGCTGGACGCCATGAATCACAAGAAAAATGTTGACCTGCAAAATCAGGTTTACTCGGGTGATACCGACCTCGGCGTTTCTGGCCTTGTGAATAACACCGGCAAAGTAACGCCCGCAAACGTGGCAACCAATGCCGCCACGACCTCACTTCTGTGGACTTTAAAGACTGACGATGAAATCCTTGCCGACATTAACAGCCTAATTATGGCAGTGCTTACACAGTCGGCCTATGCGATTGTGCCCGATACCATAGGCCTGCCGCCCGCAAAGCTTGCGTATCTTATCTCCCGCAAGTGCGGCGCGAATGCTAACCGTTCAATTCTGGATTACGTGAAAGAAAACAACTTCGCCTTCCAGGTGCGCGGCGTGAAGGTCAATTTTGTAGACATTCGTGAGCTGATTAACGGCGGTGTAAATGGCAATGTTGATCGCATGATCGCATACAAAAAAGATCGTGATGTCGTGCGCATGCCGCTGTCTCAGGTTCTTAGCTTGCCCCCGCAGTTCGTCGGACTTGCGCAGAAAGTAATCTATTACATGCGTATAGGCTCCGTTGAATTTAAGCGTCCCGAAGGCGTAGCTTATCGCGACGGTTTCTAAGATAAAAACCCTTGCGGGGCGGTTGAACGATGCCGCCCCGCTTCCTGAAAGGAGCGAGAATGTTTCATTTTAAAGACGTATTTGGTTTTAATCTCGGTGACGAAATTGTCCGTTTTGAAAAGGGCATAAACGAAGTTTCAAAAGAGATCCAGAACCACCATTTTTTCAAAGAGCTGCTTGATTCCGGATTTGTAGTCCCGGCAAGTGAAATGCCCGCTGCGCCGCAGGACAAAGGCACGGCAGAGCTACAGGCAACCATTGCCGAGCTTGAGCTGAAAGCCGAAGCGGACGCGGCGATCATATCAGAGCAAACAGCGCAGATTGCCGAGCTGACGAAGCCGGTAGAAGACGAAGCGGCAACGGAAGACGAACAGCCGAAGAAGGGCAAAAAGTAAAATGACCGCAGCAGAATTTCGGGCCGCATATCCTGAATTTTCAAGCACTGTGAAATACCCTGACGGTGCTGTTTCAGGTTGGCTCGACACTGCTGAAAAAACTGTGTCCCCTGATAGATGGGGCGAATTGAGGGCAAGGGCGGTCGGTTTATGTGCCGCCCACTACCTCACAATGTCCGGTGATAATCAGGACGATCCCGGCAGCGGCGGCGGTGTTGTTGCAAGTGAAAAAGTAGGGGCGCTGTCTGTATCCTATGACTCAATCGGCTATGAAGAACGGGCCGGACACTGGAACGCGACAAGCTACGGGCGGGTTTATTACAGGCTTGCCCGGATGGTAGGCGCTTGCGGAGTGGTTGCATGATTAAACCCGGCTGTACAGTAACGAAAGACCACCTGAAAGATTTTCTTGCCAGCATACAGGCAATGCGGAAAACGCAGTGCTATGTCGGGATACCGGCAGAGAAAACACCGCGCAAGGGCGAGCCGATAAACAATGCCGCCCTCGGCTATATTTTTGAATTTGGCAGTGCAGCGGCAAACATACCGGCCCGTGCCGTTCTTGTCCCCGGCGTTAAATCAGTTCAAAAAGACACAATTGCAGATTTGAGACATGGCGCGATAAATCTATTTCGTGACCCGTCGGCCCTTGAGCGCTCTTTTAATCGCTGCGGGCTCCGCGCTTCCACGGCAGTCAAAAAAGCTATTGTTGCACTGGGTGATTACGGCCCGGACAGCAAAACGCTACAGGCACGGCAGCGCAGGGGCTTTAAGGGCGCAGGCATTGAGCGTGTAACGGGTCAATTTTTAAACTCATTCACTTATGTGATACGCGGGAAATAACATGAGCTTGAATGTTGCCAAACTTTTAAAAGATTCAAACTTTGTTGAGGCTGTGCAATTAATCCGGCGCATCGCAGCAGTCAACGGCCACGGCGAAAATGTATTGACTGAGGCAGCGCCGGTTTCAATTAACATCTCAGCTCAATCCGAATCAGGGGAAATATTAAAGCGGTTTCCCGAAGCGGCAAGGCTTTCTGATTCTTTTATAGCCTATAGCGTTACTGATCTATATCCCGAATCAGCGGGCAAATATGCTG